GCAGCTTTAATGGCGTGGCGTACATACTTACGCTCATGCTTATCTGTTTCGATGTACTCAAGGCACATCGTCAGTGCTTCGTCTTTAGTCATGTCTTCTCCTTAATGCCGTGGGCAACTTCAATGGCACGGGCAAACCCCATCAAACTGGCCGCATCTATGTAATAAATTGTTTGGTCTGATAGCGAATAATCGGCATCAAATTCAATGTTTGCCGCCGCTGCGGTTCTAGCTATCTCCTCATCCGTCAGCGGTTTGCGCTGTGCTGCGGGTTGTTGAACATCGTCAATCTCTCCACATTTGTAGCACTGCCATGTCCAACAACCTCTGGCATCGTGACAAAATCGACACGCCACCGGCTCCTGCACTGGCAGGGGTGGCTGTGCCAAGGCTTTTTTGATGGCGGTAATTGCGGCTTCCTGCCTGTCACAACCAGCGTTTCCTAGCTTGTAGTTGCCTTCATGGTTTTCCAACGCCTCCAGCGCCTGCTGCATAACTTCTTTAGTCATCTCTGCCTCCACGGGCGGTCGGCCCACCATGCGCCCAAATGGAACCCAATGCCAGCTTGCGCCATAATTTCTTCGCCCTTTTCTTTCCATTCGATCAGCGCTGGGTTTTCCTGCTCCTGCACTGGCTGCTGTTCCAGTGCGGCTTTCAAGGCGGCAATGGACGCATAAACCTCTTCTTCGAAGTCTGCCAGTATCCAGCCATGAGCGTTGAGGCGCTCGATGAGATTTAACGCTTGCTGCGCCGTTGCTAAGTCAATTAATATTTTGGTCATCACATCCCCTCATCAGCCAGAAACTCGGCCAAAAAAAGATAAAACAATTGGTCGTCAGGCTCACACTGCGCCCGATAGGAATGTTCAGTAAATTCGTTTGCAATACTACCCGCAAGGAAGGATGCCCAATCTCCGTTCCAAACAACGTCTTCAGCCATTTCCCGCAGCGCCGTGCTGACTGGGCCATAAGCCAAGTGAGCGTCCTCCGGGTGGATGCGGTAGGTGTATTTAGTTTTTCCAAAAAAAACGGCAAAAACAGTACTCCAGACGCCGTAATCTTCGCACTGAATCCTTGCCCCCCTCGCGGCGGCGTATAGTAGTCTGCTCATGTTTGCTCTCCTTCTGCTTTGGCAATGGCTGCACGGGCTAAATCGGTCAAACCGTAACGTGCGTTCATGTCTTTCAACGCCTCCAGCAAATCTTTGTTGCTCTCATGCAACTGGCGTAGTGCAGCAGCGGCTTCGGTGTCTGCTTTCATGCGCCGTAGTTTTGCTACCTGCTCTGATTCGTTCCGGTATCGGTTGTAATCGCAGATGGCAGCAGCCAACCGCAAGGCTTTTGGTTGTGTTGTCATGCTTGTTCTCCTCTTGCTCTAATGGCGGCGGCGCATTCATCACGCACATCTTTGTCTTGCTGAACAGCAAGGTTCTCGCAGATGACCGCACTTGCTTTCATACCGTCTTTGTAGCCACAGCGGTACGCCTCGGCAGTAATGACTTCTGCTTTGTGTGCGGCAACAAGGGCGGCAAAGTTTTTAAGATGTTTGTCAATTGATTTACGCCCATCAATTAATACCGCACCATCGTGAATCCATGAGTCACCGTCCACTAAAAACCCAGCCGCCTTTGCCAGCTTAATGAGATCGTCTTGTGTCATGCTTGGCTCCTTGCTCTGATAGCCTTTACCGCTATCTTTGGATTAAATCCACATACGATGCAACCGCCCTGATCGTTTTGGGCAAACGAAATTAGTTCGGGTGATGCTTCAAACATTTGCGCTATTGCCTCGCGTTCATGTGCGGCAACAAGGTTGGCAAAGCGTTTACACCATTCATCAAAAGGCCCTTGCGTAAGTGGGCCAGCTTTCCGCGCCATGCGGCTAATGTCGTCTTCAGTCATAGCATCCCCCAGATAAACCCAGCCAGGGCAGCAACGCCAACCAGCGCAAACAGCGCCAGGATGCAGGTGGCAATCAGGTGCATCCAGTTGGCGAGTTCATAGTCATCGTTGTCGTTCATAGCATCCCCCACAGAAACCCGGCTATCACGCCCAAAAACGTGATGGTCATCAGAATCAGGAAGATGATGGTGCCGTAATGGACAACTTCATCAATGATCGTGTAATCGTCATCGTTGTTCATAGCGTAACCTTCCTTGTTTTGAGTCCTCTGTGCGTGTAGCACTGGATGCTGCCATCCTCCAGCATCTTCCAGCCAGCGTTCTCGCCGCACAGCCGCTGAATCTTTTCTTCTGTTGTATCCACCCTAGCCTCATGCTCAGAGGGACCATCAAGCAGGTAAGCTGCTGACATGACCAGGGCCACCAGAGCCGCAGCAACCCAGTTCATGCTTCCACCTCGAAGTCTTCAAAGGTTTTCATGGCCTCGATCTCAATGTCCTCAACCAGCCCGGCATCCAGCACTTCGCTGATGTCAATGCCGCCAACCAGGGCAAACTGCAACTCGCAGGTGGCAGGGTCACCTGGGCAGTCTTCAGTCTCGCGCTCTTCTTTCTCGATGAGCGTGTAGCAGGTCATTACCAGCCCACGCGATGTCTCAAACTGAGACTCAAACAGACCCTTCAGGTCTTCCTTGGTGGGCTTGTACCCAGATGTCCAGACAGGGGCGCTCATGCTGCCTCCAGCACTTTGCAGGAACTGATGCGTTTCTTTGCGCCAACCTCACGGCTTGCAATGCCAGCGGCATGGTACTGCTGGCGCTTGGCCCCGGTGCGGCTGGTGTAACCGACAGGCTCACGCCCATCAATTTCAGTAACCTCAATGACCTGGGCCATGCCAGGGCTAACCTGTTCAGCAGTGGCTGTAACTTTGATTGACCTCCAGCCTGCTGCTGTGAAAACTGATGCTGTGTATTGAATGTTCATGGTGATGTCCTAGTTAAGTCCCTATGCACAGTGCGAGGGCTTGAGTAGGAGTCTAGCATCCTGCTAGTACCTGTCAAGCACTCAAGCAAAAATATTTCAACTGAAAACCCTTAAGGGTAAACACCTAGCCAAATTCCTTGACTTGACGCTATAGCAGTCTGCTAGACTCTTCCGCATGGAAAACAAACTCACAGCGCAGCAGCGCCAGGAACTCGCAGAACGGGTTGGCCTCAACGAACAATGGCTCTACCAGTGCCTCTCAGGGCGCAGGGACATGAGTCCAGCAGAGGCAATTAGGGTGGAGGCTGCAAGCAATGGGACAGTCACCCGGCAGATGCTGTGCCAGGGCAACTGGGCCAAGATTTGGCCTGAGTTGGCATGAACTACCTTTCGGTCTGCTCTGGCATTGAGGCGGCAACTGTCGCTTGGCACTCGCTGGGTTGGACGCCGCTGGCTTTCTCGGAGATCGAAAAGTTCCCATCACAGGTGCTGGCGCACCATTACCCCAACACGCCAAACCTTGGCGATATGACTCGCTTTAAGGAGTGGAATTTTGAATCAGATGTCAATGTTCTTGTCGGAGGAACTCCCTGTCAGTCATTCAGTGTCGCCGGACTCAGAAAAGGATTGGATGACCCTCGTGGCAACCTCATGCTTACGTATCTTGCCATTGCTGCAAAGCAACGGCCCAAGTGGGTGGTTTGGGAGAACGTCCCCGGCGTCCTATCAAGTAACGGAGGACTCGATTTTGCCTCCTTCCTTCGAGGGTTGGGCCAACTCGGGTATGGGTTCGCCTACCGAGTTCTTGACGCTCAGTATTTTGGAGTGGCCCAGCGCCGCCGCCGTGTGTTCGTTGTCGGATGTGCTGGAGATTGGAGAGCTGCCGCAGCGGTACTTTTTGAGCGCCACAGCCTGCAAGGGCATCCTGCGCCGAGCAGAGAAAAGGGGCAAAGAGTTGCCCCCACAATTGCAGGATGCTCTAACGGTGGTGGCGCAAACGGGCCAGGCAGAGATGTAGACAGCGTGGAATCATTGATGATTGCCACTATGCACTCAGAGATCAGCCCAGCACTCAAAGCAAGGGACGCCAAAGGGCCATCCAGTGATGGCGATGGCGATGGCGATGGCGATGGCGCAATACTCGTGCCAATGACGGCCCAGCCAATACCAATTGACACAATGAACATTAGAGGCAGACCGTCTGATGATGGGAGAGGAAACCGCATTGGGCGGGGATATGGCGAGGTTGGTGACCCAATGTTCACTATCACCAAGGCTAACCATCATGCAGTCTGCCTGATGGACCAGGGTGGTAGCGTGATGACAATTGAGAACGATATAACAGGAACCTTGCGCCGGGAGACACATGGGCATGAACCTGTGGTGATGCAGCCCATTGCCTTCAGTCGCAATGATGATGGAAGGGATGCAACTCACAACTTAGCGCCAACTATGCGAGTTGCGGGTAACGCTGGCGGTGTGCTTGCGGCGGCATTTGGATTTGATGCTTACAACCATACAGTTCAAGGTCAAGTAAATCAACCTTTGCGGGTTTCATCAGCGCCAGGTCAAGTTGATGCTGTGGGAGGCATTGTGCAGGGCATGGCAGTACGCCGCCTGACGCCAGTGGAGTGCGAGAGGCTCCAAGGCTTCCCTGACAACTACACCGACATCCAGTCAAAGGGCAAGGCAACACCTGATGGCCCACGTTACAAGGCTTTGGGCAACTCTATGGCAGTGCCAGTTATGCGCTGGATTGGTGAGCGCATTGCTCAAGTAGAAGGAATCGCATGACAACCTACAATGAAACTCAGGCTATGCAGTTGCCTACTTTAGGGACAGGCCAAGCGCCTGTCCCATCCTTTTCCCGAGTCATTGGCATTGACCCTGGCGCATCAGGCGCTATTGCTCTCCTGGTCAACGGGGTGCTGGTGTCAGTTCACGATATGCCAACAGTCACCGTGGAGCGCAACAAGGCGCAAAAGCGCCAAGTCTGTCCCGCTGGACTCTCGCTCTTGATGCAGCAGCTTTCACCGCACCGGGCAACAGTCGAGAAGGTAGGTGCCATGCCAGGTCAGGGTGTAAGTTCCATGTTCAGCTTTGGCAGATCAGTTGGCATCATTGAGGGAGTGCTTGCCGCCAGGCAGATACCTGTGACCTTCACAACTCCGCAAGCCTGGCAGAAGCAATCAGGTGCCGCCAAGGGCAAGGATGGTTCACGCCAGCGGGTCATGGAGCTGTTTCCTAGGGAGGCCCATCTCTTTGCCAGAGTCAAGGACGATGGACGCGCTGACGCTGTTCTGATAGCACTGATGGGGACAATATGACATCACTACAAAGCAGTGAGCGCCAAACGCTTAAGGCCCACATCTTGTACCTCAACGCTGAGTTGGAGAAGTCTCGCCGGCAGTGCCGCATGAAGACTGATCTGCTCCAACGAATGATGGACCCAGACGATCTGGGTCATGCGGTGAGCCAGGAGATTCGGACCTTGGTGTATCAAATCCTGATTGAAGATTCACACAACGAAAGAGCCTCATGGAACAGATAACTCTCAGGCCCAGCGCAGCCGCCAGGTGGATTGCTTGCCCGGCAAGCGTTCAACTCAGCGCCAGGATGCCAAGAGGTGAGTCAGGTGCTGCCGCCCAGCGTGGAACTGCAATTCACTCTTTAAGTGAAAGCTGTTTCCTTACCTCAAGCACACCAGAGGAGTGGCTAGGGATTGACGTTGAAGGCGTCAGGATGGACCAGGACGCTATCACTTACGCTAGGAAGCACCTGGACTACATTGAGACAGAGGAACTGCGCCTGGGCAATGTGTTCGTGGAGCAGTTTGTCACAGCCTACGAGTCTCCCGCAGTGAGAGTAGCGGGTACTGCTGATGTCCTGGGCTGGTCTGACGACACTGGCGAATTCATTATTGGTGACTTGAAGACAGGCCGGGGATACGTTGACGCTGACAGTGACCAGATGAGGATTTACGCCTTGGGCGGGATGCGCCTGGCTAAGAAGCAATTTAAGACAGTGACGATGACCATCGTCCAGCCTTGTCATGGCGTCAATCGCAGTCACACCATGACGGTGCCTGATCTCTTACGCTGGGAAGCTCAAGTGCTGATACCCGCTATCCAGGCTGCGATGGCAACTACAGCCGAGGCAGTGCCATCTGAAGCTGCCTGCCAGTGGTGTCCAGCCAAGCCGATCTGTCCCGCGCACATCGAACCCTTCAACATAATGAGCGTGGCGCAGGAACCACCAGCACTGAGTGACGAGCAGCTCACATCGTTCCTGGACAACATCAGCAAGGTGGAAGGGTTCATCAAGGCTCTTGAGACTTACGCCACCAAGCGTATTGCAGACGGTGCAAGCCTAAGAGGTTGGCAGATGGGTCCAAAGAAGTCCACAAGGAAGTGGACTGATGAGCAGGAAGCTGCCCTGGCACTGCACGAAGCAGGGCTGACATCAGATCAGATTTACCCCAAAGAAATCATATCGCCAGCGGCTGCCGAGAAGCTGCTGGACGATAAAACAGTCACGGAAACCTTGACTTCCAAGGTGTCTAGTGGACTCACACTCTGTCGTAGCTACGGCATTGGTGAGTAAGGCGAAAGCGTAATTCTCAACTCTTAAAGGAAATTCGAAATGCTAAATCTTTCAAACGGCAATGGCGGTGCCTACATCCGCTTTATGGCTCAGACAAAGGTCTGGGAGAACTCGGATAAGGAGGCCATCAACATTGAGTCAATGGTGATGGACCTGGACTCAGTGCGAACTGGGTGGCTGCTGCTGGCAGTGGGACAACGGGATTGGGTGGAGGACGCTCAAGTTGGCGTCAAGGGCAAGCAGCCTGCACCTGAGTACAAGTACGGTTTCAGCGTGAAGTTGTTCTCAAAGCCAACTGGTGTTGTGGAGTGGTGTGCCAATGGCGTAGGGGTCACTAAAGGTTTCCAGGCCATCTACAACGCCTGTGACAAGGCGGCTGATGCCAACCCTGGTAAGGTGCCTGTCATCAAGTACGAGGGTGCCACCAGCCTCAAGATTGGTGCAGGGAACACTTCAATCCCAAACTTCTCACTCAAGAACTGGATTAACCGTCCAGCGGCATTGGACGCTGACCCGGCAGATGCTGACTTCGAGGAGCCAGTGATGGAGCCAGTGTTTGAGGCACCGCCACCAGTAAGGCACTACCACAAGGGTCCAGTGCAATCAGCCAAGCCAAGGCCAGCACCAGCACCAGCACCTGTGAAACAGCAGCAGGATGACGAGGAAATGTTCAACTGAACCTAAACTGACAAAGGAACCCGGCCTGGTGCCGGGTTTTTTTGCCCCCAATGACACAAGAACAATGGAATTTGCTCCTCATTGCACTGGCTCAAAGGGTGTACCAACTGGAGCAGAGGATACAAAAAATGGAAACTGCACACAATGGATGCAAAACTGATTGCAGCGGCGTTAGGGCGGTCAAGGCCAGCAGCAAACGGAGAGTGGTTGGCGTCTTGCCCAGTAGTTGATCATGGACAGGGCAATGGGGACCGCAACCCTTCGCTCTCAGTGACAGACGCCGATGGCAAGCTGCTGCTCAAGTGTCACGGTGGCTGCTCACAGCATGACGTTTGGGCAGCGGTCAGGGACTTGGGGCTGCTGCCACAGCTCAGTGAGTGGGTTGAGCCTCTGGTGATCAGGCCAATCAATGGTCATCACCCGGCACCAGTGCAAATACCCAGGACACCAGTGCAATTCCCACCACCGCCAGTGCAAATGCACTTGACAAACGAATGGGAGTATGCTGATGAGCATGGCTCAGTGCTATTTGTCAAGCAGCGGTACAAGACATCAGACACCAAGGGCAAGACTTACAAGCTGCTGCGGGTGTTGGAGGACGGTACACGCCAGGCATCAATGCAGGGTGCTAGGGTCATTCCTTATCGTTTGAGTGATGTGCTGGAGGCCGGGCTCCAGGCAAAGCCAGTATTCATTGCCGAGGGTGAGAAGGCGGCTGATGCCCTGGCGTCAATCGGAGTGTTCACCAGCACTTCGCACACTGGTGCCGGGAGCTGGCCTGCTGCCAACAGCGCCTGGTTTGCCGACCTCAACATTGTCCTGGTCCCAGACAATGACCAACCCGGCTACCGCTACGCCTCCCTGGTGGCGTCAGCACTTCTGCCCATTGCCAAGTCAGTCAGACTCCTGGCGTTACCTGTTGGACATACTCAGGATGCGTTTGAGTGGGTGGCGGCTGGCGGTGATAAGGCTCAACTGATGACGCTGTGCAAGGGGCTGCAGCCAGTGCTGGACGCTGAGTCCATTGTTTATCTACCACCACCAGCAGCAGAAGAGTTAGACGCCGAGGCTTTCGAGCCAGAGCCAGCGTTAGAGCTGGTGCCTGAGGAAAGCAAGATCAGGATTGAGCCTTGGGACACCATCCAGGATGAGCCTGTGGAGTGGCTGATTCAAGACGTACTGCCCCGCAGAGGATTCAGCGCACTCTTTGGGCCACCCGGTAGCTTTAAGAGTTTCTGCGCTCTCTCTTTTGCTCACTCGGTGGCGACAGGTTCGGCCTGGATGGGTAAGGAAGTCACAACACCAGGTGGAGTGCTTTACCTTTGCGCGGAAGGCTTTGGGGGCATGGGAGCAAGGATTAAAGCCTGTCGGCTGCACAACAAGACTGAGCCTGGCGCACCAGTGTTCGTCATTCGGCAGCAGTTGAACCTCAGAAGCAGCAAGGAGGACATTCAGCAACTGCTTTTAGCCATCACCAACCTGGTGCAGCGGGAGCAAATTCGCTTTGAGTTGGTCATTATTGACACTCTGGCGAGATCGTTTGGCTCCGGAAATGAAAATGACAGTTCTGATATGGGAGCGTTTATCTCTTCGCTTTCAAAGATTCAGCGGCTGTTGGACTGCGCCTTGATGATTGTGCATCACCCAGGTAAGGACTTGACAAAGGGAGCCAGAGGCCATAGTAGTTTGCACGGTGCATTAGACTCAGAGTTTGAGTTACAGCGTTTAGATTCAGCACTCCAAGATAATATGTATGCAGGCAGTGGGAATATAACTTGCACTAAACAAAAGGATGGAAGTGACGGTGCTAAGTATGGATTTCGCATGGTCAAAGTTAATCTAGATAATGGTAGGTTGGGGTTTGATAATACTCAGAGTTTGGCGGTTGAGGCAGCGGATATCGTTGTAAATGTGCAGCAAGTCGGCCTCAACAGGACAGGCCAGGGCAAGCACCAGGGCAAGGCAATGACCGCTTTTGTCGAGTCTTTGCGTGAAACTGATCGCATCCAGACCACCAAGTTCGGGTCTAAACGGGTGGCTTTAGTCTCGCTTTGGCGTGAAAAAGTCTGGCGAGGGCTGGGAAAGACAGGCGAAATTAGGTCACAGGATGGCGATTTCAAGCCGATTTGGAGGGCAGCAACAGGGTTGGAGGGTGTGACGCTGGATGGTGACTTTGCCTTCTTCACCACCAGAAATGACGAAAAGGAGCACTTTTAGGGCAAAAAGAACAAATGGTACAAATCGTACAAATGGTAGACGATTTGTTCGGAAAAAAGCAGTACAAATGGGGTCAAGGGTATAACACTTGACCATTTGTTCTGTTCGGATCGAAATGTACAAATGGGGCAGCACAAATGGCAAAAGCACAATTGGTGGTTGAAGGTTCTAGTTTTCAGCTAGATGAGTTCAAGGTGAAGGCTGAGTCCTTGGTGGCTAGGCTTGAGCGGGTGAAGCAAGAGCATGACGCTAGATGGGGCATCAAACGGATTGAGATGTTGGTGGATGCTAACTTGCGGCTGAAGCTGAACCAGCAACTGGAGCGAGTCTTCAATGCCCAGCGGGACAGGGACATTGAGAAGATGGAGAAGGCCATAGCGGGAATGATCAAAGGCTATGCTGTGCTTGACGCCTGGGCGGTTGATAATAATATTGAGGAGAAACCCGAGGTCAATGCAGTTGAGTGGGTGATGCAAGACAAGAGCATCATGGTGGTGGTGCAAACTCATAATGACGCTGTATATTATCAACAGTTTCGGCCTGAGTTAAGCAATAGGCATATATGGTCAATGGAGGAGTTAGAGTTACTACTTGAATCGGATGTGATCAAGGATATTATGAAGGCCAAGGCATTACTACCAGGTACACGCATGACGAGGATTGCGCCTGGCGGTGGTGCCACAGGCTTTGATGACCTGCCAGACTGCGACATTGACCTGAGTGGTGGTCTAGCCAACCCGTTGTTCAACTTTGATCACGCAAAGGCAATGAAGGCTCCGACAAGCCGCTAAAATGGACTTAGGTGGCGCTACGAGGGCAATGTAAGCCTTGGAGTGCTTGGTGCAAGCTAAAACGATTGTGGAGCGTTCTGATGCCCGGGAACCCGAAAGTACGACAAGACGTTACGCTGCTGGAGGACATTGACAGCGAGATCGTCCTGTCCATGTTCGAGGTGGGCAAGTCCAAGGCCGACATCTGCCGTGAGCTGGGTATCGGAAGGCGTGGATTGGACAAGTGGATTGATGAGAATGACTACGAGCCTATAATTACACGCGCGCGGGTGGAGGCGGCAAGTTTCCTCGCAG